TCGCCCATTTGCGCCGGTTGCGTACCAATCCGACCAATCTGAGCGTTCTGCGCCTGCTGCATCTGGAACTGGTACTGCTGAATATACTTCTGCAAACGAGCTTGGAACGACTCGTCCGACTGCATCCGCTGGGAAACGTCGGGCTGCTGCACATACTGCTGTATGACCTGCATTGCGACCTGAGCCCCGTTAGGACGGGCTCCGACCTCAATGCCAGCGTAAATCTTGGACAGATCGTCCGTGACCTGCTTGACGATCTGCTGCTGGGCCTCCTGAGCGGGCTGGAGGACGCTATCAGCCAGTAGGGGATTAACCGCAGCCGCCATCACCTCCAGCATCCGGTCCACGTTGATACGACCATTGCGGTCGAACTGGAGGAGGCTGACGAACTGGTTGAGCTGCGCCTCAAGGGTCTCGGGATCGGTCGTCAGGACATCAAAGTTGATGTTGATGTCGAAGTTCTCATTTGGATCGCCGCGACCAAAACGCACCGGATCGGGATTTCCCGTTACGCGGAAGAACACCTGCTCGGGACCAAACCGCTGGTAGCATTTGTAGGTCATCCGCAGCACATCCCTGACGTGAGTCAGGAACTTATCCACGAAGAACTGCTGACGGATGCGGGACATCGGGTTCTGGTGATCCAGACCCATAAGACGGTCGGCCTGCTCAATCTGTGTGCGCTCCATCTCCACGCTGCCGGGGTTGTAGGCAGGAGTAGGCCCAAACTGAATCTCGCCCATCCGGCGATAGGCGACCTTGACTCCGGGGCCCCATTCAGGCGCGGGCGTTCCCGCGGGGTACATAATGGCGGGAAGGGTGGCATAGCTGTTACGGTCGATGCGGCTGTCTCGCTCAACCTTCACCTGCCATTGGATGCCGCGTAGTTGCTCGGGCACCGTGGCAAGCTCGTAGAGACGTTTATTGTCCTCGCCCAGCTTGGTGACGACAAAGGGATAGTCGTCGTACCCGTTGAGCAATTCGTGTTTCGCGTACTTCGGTTCCTCGGAGGTTCCGTAGTAGTTGTTGTGGAAGACCGTGCAGTAGATGCCCTCGGACTTGTCTTCCTCGGAAACCAGCCGCTGATAGCAGTAGATGACCTCGTAAAGCTCGGTGGTCTGCTCCTGCGCGATGCGGGTGTACGAGGTGTTCGTCCGGGGATCGTTCATATCCACGGAAGTCACCTGCATTTCCATGATCTTGTCCGCCCACTCCGCGTCCCAGCCCTCCGTAGCCACCTTGTTCTTGATCTCCTGCGCGGTCATCAGCACGCGCCAGAAGCAATACGGGGCCTTTTGGGGGTCGGTCGTGTAGGCAGGGAAGAAAACATCCCCATCAGGAGCCAAAGCCGCGACTTTGGGGCAATTAACCGACTGCCGGACCACCGGGAACTCGGCAGAACCCTCTTTCCGCAGCTCCTTCAGGGCTTTCTTCGCCCGCTTGTCAGTCAGATTGGCAAACTGACCCTTTAGAAGCTGAATCACCTGCTCGTCCGACTTCCCGTCGAGGATGATTTGGGCCAGATCGGGGCTAACCTGAGCAATCTGAGACAGGTCCAGACGCTGAAGGAAGGTGCGGTTCTCCTTCTGCCACCCGACGTAGGTGACCATAATGCCCCGCTCCAGCAGATAGTTGGCACCCAGCTCCATCTGGCGCTTAAAGTCGGGGATGTAGGAGGCCACCATCCACTTGAGGAAAGCAGAGACCACCCGCGCCCGGCCAATATCCCCTACTTCGATGGGGTACGCCCGGATGTGCGCCCGATTGAGCGCAGACATAAACAGCGCAACGTAGGTGTTGATACGCTCGTCGATGACCTGCACCTCCGAATCCGCCGCTCCTTCAAAGGGAAAGGCGTCGCTTCCGTGCTTACGCAGGTCTTTGGACTTTCCCGGCCAGATGTTTCGGCGGTAGTCATAAGAATCCCGGGTACTCTGCAAGTACCAGTCCAGATCGTTGATCGTCGTGTCGTAAGCGTTCTTCAGCGCGGCGACATTGGGAACCGCCCGGACGTAGGTCAGGGCTTCATTAAGGTCATTAGTTTGCATTCAGTTTGCGCTGGAGATTCTGGACGATTGTATACGCAACGCCCTTGTGCGCCCCTATTTTGTCAGCCAGAAGTTCAGGACTGATTGGCTGGTACTGAGCCGTGAGGGTGCGGGTCAAAATCTCAAATCCCAGCAGACGGTCCATCTGCTCGGCCTGCCACACGGGGTTTAGGGTGATGTCACCGTCCAAGGACTTCATGACGGTAGGTGGTTCCGTTCTTGTCGGTGATGACATCGACAAAGATCGGTTTACCAATCAGCTTATCACAATCGCGGGGTCGGACAGCCACGGGGACAAGTCCCTTGTCCTTCTCCATCAGGCAGTAGACCCAATGCGGATTGGGAGCGCGGCGAATCACCCGCATCTGCAAACGCTTCGGCACAGCCTCCGGGACAGCCACAGCCAGTCGGAGCTTCTCCGCTCCTTCTTCCGTAAAGAACTTCCGGCCCTCTACGGTCAGATACTCTCCCTCCGCCAGACGCTCATCCCTAAGCTTGGCTAATTGGAACTTGGTGATGCCAAGCTCCGTACACAGGTCATTGAATGCGATCATCAGTATGCCCTTCCGATTGGTTTGATGGTTCTAAGTGAGTTGGGGTCGATAAAGCGAATGCCCGCCACCGCCGCATAGCGAATGCAGTCGATGGGGTCTTTCCACGCCTCGTCCTGCCCACCATCCGCCGTGTACTCCTGAAAGGCTTGGATGATGTTCTCGCAGCGGTCAGAGATGTACAGATGAGGCCGATTAAGGGAATCCACCGGAGCCTTCTTGTTGTACGAAAGCTTGGTCTGGATGGCCTGCAACCCATCCTCGATGTCCAAGCCGGGGGCTGGGAGGAACACTAGCCCGGCATCCTCAAGGTCTGCCATAACGGACGATACGCCGGTTTGCGTCTGATATTTGGCTGCACCTAGCCGAGGGTCGATGAGGCGCTCAAAGATGGTGTCGTTCGTATCGGCCTCCATCTGCGTAATCAGGTCCACATAGTCACGTATCCCGTAACCAAGGCCCTTAGACCCCTCTCCTCCAATCCACTTACCCCCGTGCCATCTGGCCCAGTCCCCGACATTAACATCCGGCCATTCCCGATAGATCCACCACGTATCCGACTGGTCCACGGCAATCCACGCCATAAACCAGTTCTTCCGTCCAGCAGGGTCGAGGATCAGGTACTTGGTAGTTCCCTTCAGGTTGATCGACTCGTGGGCTACGACGTTCAAGTCTCGGCTGAAGTTGGGGAACTTCGTGCTGATGGACTTGGTAGCAATGCCATACGCACGGGTCAGGATTTCGGCCTCCGGCCGGTTGGCTAGGTCTTTGGCGATACGGTCGTAACCACCGAAGGGATTGTCCCGACTGTGGAAGTAGATGATCCCGGCATCCCGGTTCCTTGAACGCTGTAGGTATGGGACGTTCCGGCCACCCAGAAGCTCGGCGGGCTTAGATCGGACGGTCTCTGCTCCCTGCACGTAGTCTCGGACAACCTCGGTGTATCCGTCGATAGGTGTGAAAGTAACGACCAGCTTGCTGTTGCGAGTAGCCAACCGAAAACGAAGAGTGCTAAGGAGTTCCGGGCCGACGAGATATTCATCACACCAAGCGCCAATATTGATCCAGCTAGGATTCCGGCACCCCAACTCAGCACCTTCAAGGATTGTGTCGTTGTTAAGGAATTGGGCATAGGTCTTAAAGATGATGGAGCTTTTGCTGACGGGAAGGATGAGGCTGGACTTGGAGAACCCGTTCTTCCGGGTGTAGGACACGTTCTCCTCCGTACCTAACACCTTCACCTTAAACTCCTCCGGCAGAGCGTCATACACCGCAGACTGCTGCTGACGGATCGAAACATCCGCATTCTGGGCAAAGCACATTATGACCGACCCCGGGTTCTCCACCGCAGACTTAACTACGGCGTGAGCTGCCCAACTTGTTTTGCCAGAACGATTTCCACCACTTACCAGCAATTCTGCGTGGGTCGTCAGCAGCTCCTCGGCATCCTTCCAATGAGGCAGCTTCCAGCCGTACCGATAGGGATCACGCCTGCTATTGGCGATAGCCGAGTGGTAAAGCTCGTGGAGCTTCAGGACATCCTGCGGCTCCATCGCCGCCAACTCCTCGTCAGTCGGCGGCTTTAAAACTTCGTGCGGTTCCCAGACTAGGGCCATTACTCCGCAGCCTCCACCGGCTTTGCCACCACTTCCACGCTACTAGCCTTCAGCTTGGCCCGGGCTTCCTCAATAGCCTTCATCGCATCCTCCAAGCTAGGCGCGGCACCCTTGTGCTCCACCACCACCTTGTTCTCCCCCAGAGCTGCAAGAAACTTGTCATTAGCTATGCCCCAAGGAATAGCCAGATCCCGGATGTTGGTCCGCGCCAACTGCTCAGGGTCTTCTGCCAACTGCCGCATCTTCTCCTTCTGCAACAGCCTCAGACCCTCCGCAATCTCCAGCGCATCCTGCGCCAACTCCCGCCGCCTATCCTCCAACACCATCTGATGCCGGGCTTTAAGGCGACTAATGGTCTCCCACTTCATCCCAAGCTCCTCCCTGATCTTCCCAAAGGAGCACCCCTCCGCCAACATCTCCAAAGCCTTCACCGCCTTAGCTGGGTCACGCCTTTCCAAGTAGTTCCCCTCAGCCTCCCCGAACTTAGCTATCTCCACCGCCATCTCAGAAACAGGCTTTCTAGCCCGTTTAACGCGTTCTTTCGCCATTTAGGTAGGCTGGTATGCCTTGACGGGTCAGGTCAAGCCTAAAGGCAAAGGACGGGCTTTTAGGGACCATCTTGTAAATTTTTTAAAAGGGTCGAGTGGAGCAATCCCAATTTACCCACCCCCCCACCCCACCAACCCC